TTAAAAATACGGCAACTAACACAACTGCAACTGGTGGAGACATTGAGGCAATTACAACTAATGCTTCATCTGGTTTTGCATTATTGACATTACAAAAACAAGGTATGGGTGAAAATAGCTAGGAGACATTATGGCAGATTTAGTAACAACACAGACAATTGCTGATACATCAGGTGTTAAATTTGTAGCAAAACTTACAAACTTTTCCGATGGTACAGGCGAAACTTTGGTTAAAAAAGTTGACGCTTCAACATTAACCTTTATGTCTGAAGATGGTAATAGGGTTATATCTAAAGTATATTATTCTATCAATACATCTGATAGTAAGTCTGGTGTTGAGTTGATTTGGGATGGAAGTACTAACGCAACAGCCTTATTTTTATCAGGACAAGGGTTCATGGATTTTAGAACTGATGGTAATAGTATACCAAATAATGCGACAACACCGACAGGTGATGTGTTATTAAGTACAAAAAACTTTGCAAATGGTGATAATTATAGTATAATTGTAGAGTTTAGATAAGAAAATCCTAATATAGAAGTAATTGTTTGTATAAATAGTATTAGAAAAAAAGAGAGAGTACACTAATGAAATTAATTTCAGAAGAAGTATCAAATGCCGAATATCTTATAGAAGAAAAGAACGGCAAAAAAGAATACAAGATTAGAGGTGTTTTTTTACAGTCTAACATTAAGAATCGTAACGGTAGAGTTTACCCAAAAGATATCTTAATGAAAGAAGTAACAAGATACAACAAAGAATTTATCAATAAACATCGTGCATTTGGTGAGTTAGGACATCCAGATGGACCTACGGTCAATCTAGAAAGAGTTTCTCACATGGTAAATAAACTTTACCCTGATGGCGATAACTTTATTGGTGAAGCTAAAATCATGGACACGCCTTATGGTAAGATTGTAAAAAATCTTATAGATGAAGGTGCTCAATTAGGAGTATCATCTAGAGGCATGGGTTCCATTTTACAAAAGAACGGTGCTAACTATGTGAAAGATGACTTTTACTTAGCTACAGCCGCAGACATTGTAGCCGACCCTTCAGCTCCAGACGCTTTCGTAGAAGGTATTATGGAAGGAAAAGAGTGGGTGTGGGATAACGGTCTCTTAATTGAAAAAGATGTAGAGGCGTGGAAGATGGAAATGATGAGAGCGAAAAAAAGAGATTTAGAAGAACAAAAACTAAAAATCTTTGATTCGTTTATTAAAAAACTATAATATTATAAATATATCCAAACTCAAATAAGTTTAGAGTTTATAGTACTATAAAAAGAGGAGATTTTCAATGGCAGAATCAGAAATGCAACCAGAAGCTATCGAAGAAGCAAGCGCTAATCCTATGGCGGATGCTCCTAAGAAGAATGCTGTTGCGGCTGAACCATCACATCTTGAAACTGATTATGAAGATTTAGGTTCACCAGTTGTTAAACCAACAGACAGTAATCCCGATGGTAGCAAAAAGGTTAATAAAGTATCTGATGAAGTTTCTAAAAGTGCTCAAGTGGCTGCAGAGCCATCACACTTGAAATCTGAAGAAACAGATGAAGATACAGATTCTAAAGATATTGAAGAAGCGAAAGCTAAAGAAGAAGTCAAAAAGGACGATAAAGAAGTAGAAGAAGAAGGATATAAAAAGAAATCTTTGAAAGCTTCTAATTGTGAAGACATAAATGTTAAGGAAGACATTGACGCTTTAGTTGGAGATGCAGATTTATCTGAAGAATTTAAAGAAAAGGCTGCTACGATTTTTGAAGCTGCAATTACTTCTAAAGTAAAAGCAGAAACAGAAAGATTAGAAGCTGAGTACAAAAACAAATTCGATGAAGAAGTTGAAAAATCTAAAGCTGAACTTACAGAAAAAGTTGATTCATACTTAAACTATGTGGTTGAAGAATGGATGAATGAAAATAAGTTAGCTCTAGAGAGAGGTATCAAGGGCGAAATCGCAGAAGACTTTATTGGTGGTTTGAAAAAATTATTTGAAGACCATTACATAGATGTACCTGATGAGAAATATGATGTTCTTGAAGACCAGGCTTCTAAAATAGAAGACTTAGAGAAAAAACTTAACGAAGAAATTGAAAAATCTGTAGAACTTAAAAAAGAAGTTGGCATTTTCAAAAGACAGGACATCATTGATGAAGCGTCTAAAGATTTAGCTGATACTTCTAAAGAAAAGTTTAACGGACTAGTAGAGAGCGTTGAGTACTCTAATGAAGAAGATTTTGCAAAAAAAGTAGAGACCATTAAGGAATCTTATTTTGGGCAAAAAGCTGAAAATTCATCTTCGGATGATATTCATAATGTAGCGGCAAGCGATGAAACAGCAGATGTTGATTTATCGGATGCTATGGCTGCTTACACGGCCGCTATTACAAAAACCAAAGACATTAAGTTGTCGAAATAATAGTAATAAAGGAGAGACAAAGATATGTACTTATCTGAAACTTACGAAAAAAAATGGCAGCCAGTCTTAGACCATCCTGACCTTCCCGAAGTAAAGGATAGTTATAAGCGTGCCGTTACAAGTGTCATCTTAGAGAACCAAGAACGTTCTTTAAAAGAAGACCAAGCTTTCCTATCTGAAGCTGCGCCAGTAAACAATACTGCTGGTGTTTCAAATTGGGATCCAATCCTAATTTCTTTAGTTAGAAGAGCAATGCCTAACCTTATTGCATATGATATCTGTGGTGTTCAGCCAATGACTGGCCCAACAGGTCTTATATTTGCAATGAGAAGTAGATATACAAACCAATCTGGAACTGAAGCTTTATTTGATGAAGCTGATACAGATTTCTCTGGTAGAAACGCAGCTGGTTCATCTAACGGTGGATTCTCTGCAACAGCCCACGATGGAACAAACCCAGGTGCTTTAAACGATAGTCCTTCTGCTGGTACTTATACTGCTGGTACAGGGATGTCTACAGCTGAGGCTGAGCAACTAGGTGACGCTGGCGCTAACGCTTTTGCTGAAATGGCGTTCTCAATTGAGAAATCAACTGTAACTGCTAAATCAAGAGCATTAAAAGCTGAATACACAATGGAACTTGCACAAGACCTTAAAGCAATTCATGGTCTTGACGCTGAAACAGAATTAGCAAACATTTTGTCTGCTGAAATTCTTGCTGAAATCAACAGAGAAGTAGTCAGAACTGTCTACATCAATGCTGAGAAAGGCGCAGCTGTAAGCACAACAACTGCTGGAATCTTTGACTTAGACACAGATTCTAATGGTCGTTGGTCTGTTGAGAGATTCAAAGGACTTATGTTCCAAGTTGAACGAGAAGCAAACCACATTGCACAAAGAACTCGTAGAGGGAAAGGTAACATGATTATCTGTTCATCTGATGTAGCTTCGGCTCTTCAAATGGCGGGTGTTCTTGATTACGCTCCTGCGTTAAACAACAATCTAAATGTTGATGACACAGGAAACACTTTTGCTGGTGTTCTTAATGGTAAATATAAAGTATATATTGACCCATATTCTGCTAACCAAGCTGCAAACCAATATTTCGTTTGTGGTTATAAAGGTACTTCACCATATGATAGTGGATTATTCTACTGCCCATATGTACCTCTACAAATGGTTAGAGCAGTTGGTCAAGATACTTTCCAACCAAAAATTGGGTTTAAAACTCGTTATGGTTTACAAGCAAACCCATTTGCTGAAGCTGGTACAGGCGACGCTGCTGTTATTAACGGCTCTGGTTCTGCAAACAGCAACAGATACTACCGTAGAGTACAAGTACAAAACTTAATGTAATTGTATTTTATCGTTAGTAAACGATTGAGGGGGCTCACGATGGTGGCCCCCTTTTTTGTTGTATAAATAACTATATAATATTATAAATTATGGCATGTGATATGAAAGAACACAGTATTAACAAGAAAAATCTATTTATTGACGGATATTACATAGATGATAAGGTATGTGATAATTTAGTAGATTGGTTTGAAGACAATAAGTATAAACAAAAACCTGGAGTAAGTGGTGGTGTAGGTATTATAAATCCTGAAATTAAAGATTCAACAGATATTTCTGTCTTTTGGCCATATGAAACTAGAGAACATTTAGCCCTAAACGATTATTGTTCTCAAATGGATATTGCTTTAGAGCATTATTGTGATAAATGGACAGTATTAAACCAAGGTGGAAATTTTTCTATGCATACAATGTTTAATATTCAAAAATATGAGCCTACACAAGGTTATCATAATTGGCATAGTGAAAGAACTGATACAACTGTAACTACAAGAATGCTTGTCTTTATGACATATTTAAATGATATTAAAGAAGGTGGTGAAACTGCTTTTTTATATCAAAAAACAAAAATTAAACCCGAAAAAGGACTAACATTATTTTGGCCTTCAGACTGGACACATACACATAAAGGTATAATGTCTTACACACAAACAAAATATATTGCAACAGGATGGTATGTTTATACACAATATCCAGCAGGACAGGGTATGTTACGATGGACTTAGAGGTTAGACCAGAAGCTATTCAAAGAATGAGAGAGCGAACATACTCAGGCTCAGAGAGTGATATGGTATGTAATATGGGTGCTATAGGATTTAGAATAACCTGTTTAGTATTAGAAGATTGGGATGATTATGAACATAGTATGTTAACATCAAAGTATGATTATCCAGCAGACATGCATGGCACACCTTTGCCTGACCACGGATTTAGAAGAATATGGCCAAACGGTGGTTCAAATTTTTATTGTAATTCTGACCCTGCTTTTTGTGATACACCTGGTTTAGAAGAAGAAAAACCCTTGAAATATGATATATGGGAATATAAAAAATGGATAAAAAGAGATAGTCTTACATACAAAAGAATATTCAATAGAGAGTGGTATTGGTACTTTTACGATAAAGAAAGTAAAATAGGAAATGGTCATTTTATGACACCAATTTATAACAAAAATACTAGAAAGTCTGAAGACATACAGTCTGATGATTATGTACAAGACCACGATGGATTCAAAATTGTACTATCTCCTGAAAGTAGAGAATTATGTCAAAATAAAGTAATTCACATGTTACCTAAAGATATAAATGATGAGTGGTTAACTTACTCACAAGAAGAATTAATCTCTTATAAATAGTACTATGGCAATTACTATAACAGATTCATTACAAACATCAATGTCAAGTATAGGTGAACATTGGAGACTAGATATACATCCGGTAGTATTTGGTGCCGATGAAAATCCTGTAACAGCTCAAAATGAATTTCCAGGTAAAAAACAAATAGGATTTAATATTAACCCCAATAGTGAAGAAGTAACAGATGAGATTTTAAAGACACTAAATGCTGATTTTTTTGTTTATGATTCTAGTTCAAAAACAGCAACAGGTGTTTTTCTATACAATGTAGATTCTGCGCCTGAAGGTCTTACAAGTGAATCATTATCAGGTTGTACAGTATATTATGATACAGATACACAATCGCATTGTGATACAAAAACTATAGATATAGAATTAGATAATCAACATTTCACTATAACAGAATGACAGTAACAAATTCATATACAAGACAACCTACACAGTTAGATTACGCTTCACCTACACAGTTTAAATTTAATATAGTTAAACTACCAAAGGTTGAGTATTTTGTAACATCTGTAAATGTGCCAGGCATATCTATGGGCACCACTACTCAAGCAACAATGTTAAGAGATTTGCCAGGACCTGGCGATAAATTATCTTATGAATCATTAACATTAAGCTTTCTTGTAGATGAACATTTAGAAAACTATCGTGAGATACATGGTTGGTTAACAGGTCTAGGATTTCCTAGAGACCATTCAGAGTTTAAAACTCTCCAGGACGCTGGGACAGACAGATTCCCAACCTCATCTGGAAATGTATCAACCGAGGCAGGTAAAGTCAACAACAACACACCAGATGAAGGTTCGACATTCTCCGACGCTACCTTAATGATACTGTCAAGCAAGAATAATGCGATAGTAGAAGTTAGATTCAGAGATATATTTCCTGTATCTTTAGGTGGTTTAAATTATGAACAACAGGCCGGTGATGTAGAATATCTAACAACATCTGTTACATTCAATTATAAACTTTATGAATTTGCCACAGTAGGTTCTAGTACTACAACAGTAACTACTACCTAGACTTGACATTACTTGGCAATTAATATATAATGGTAATCTATGACATTAGAAGAACTTCAAGATTTAGTCGATAAAGATTTAAAGCTTAACGATTCAGAGTTAGATTTAGAATCTTTAAAGACACCTCAAATACATAACAAATACTTAAAACATTACAATAATTTTAAGTTGTTATTGGTTAGAGCTGAATCTGAACACAAGATACTTAAAAGAGAAAAATGGGAATACTATACAGGTAAGGCAAGTCCACAGGTATATAAAGACAAACCATTTGACTTAAAAATATTAAAAGCTGATATAGATAAGTACCTTGATTCAGATGTAGATTTACAGAAACTATCTCAAAAGATATCTTACTTAGGAACTGTTGTTGATTACTTAGATAAAGTATTAAGACAAATTACCAATAGAGATTGGCAAATAAAAAATGCTATTGAGTGGCGTAAATTTACTTCTGGCGCTGTATAATGTTACATCATAAATTATTTCCCACCAATATTTTCTTAATTGATAATCTTCTATCAAGTGAAGAGCTTTCTAAAATACATAACAGAGTTACATTTGAAAAAGAAGACACAGAAAATTGGCAAAGTGATTATCTATTACACCATAATATTTACTTTAAAAATTTTGCTGAATTAGTTATGATACAAAATAAAAAGGCATTAAAGACATTGGGTTATCACTTTAATAGTTTAGAAATTACTGATATGTGGGCAAATATTTTAAGACCAGGCGAAATGCACACAGTACACAATCACTCAAATAATTTTTTTAGTGGTGTTTTTTATGTTTATGCACATGAAACATCAGGTATCAATTTTTCGGACCCAAGACCACAAGCGTCAGTTTTTTTACCTAAAAAAGATGATAACTTAGATAATGCCAATGTAATAACATATGATTCAAAATCAAATAGAATGTTATTATTTCCCTCATGGCTGTCTCATTGGGTACCTATAAATAAAAGTAAACATGATAGAATAAGTATATCATGGAATATTATGATACGAGGTGAAATGGGTGAACACAAAGATTTCCAATCAGCAAACTTCTAGTTTATTAAAAACTTCTTACATTTCTTATTTTAAGGACGCCATTAGTTCAAAGTTATGTAATATCATAATTAATTACTTTGATAAAAATGCTAAGTGGGAAACTTCTACATTTTCTACATCTTCAGGCATTTCTCCAATTACTAAAAAACAAGTGTTCATGCACAATTATTGGATTACTCAAAATCAAAAATATTATTCTCACTTAAAAGAATGTTATCTTAATTGTGTCAATGAATACACAAAGAAACACCCAAGAATTATACCAGAAAGATTTACAGATTTTAGAATGAATCGTTACACAAAAGGTGGTTATATGAAAAGTCATATAGACAATATACACCATAGTCATGGGCAACAGTTTGGTTACCCACATATAACTGCCTTACTATTTTTAAATGATGACTATGAAGGTGGTGATTTTATTTTATGTGATGGTGAATATGAAGTACCTAAAAAGAAAGGTTCATGTATAATATTCCCTTCAAACTTTATGTACCCACATGAAGTAAAGTATGTATCAAAAGGAACAAGATATAGTGTAATGACTTGGATTATATGAGAAATATTATAATAACTAAAAAAGATGAAGTACATCTTCAAGTGGATGCCGAAGCTGATTTAAGGAGAGATTTATCATCTTACTTTACCTTTGAAGTGCCTGGTTATAAGTTTATGCCACAGTATAGAAGTAGAAGGTGGGATGGAAAAATTCGCCTGTTTTCCTACGCTAATGGTCAAATCTATACAGGTCTATATCCTTACATACTTAATTGGTGTAAAGAAAATGATGTAGAGATAATAGATAACACAGGCATAAAGGATGCCACACTAGATGATAAACTAGTAGATACATTTATCTCTAAACTAAAGATACCTTTTGAAGTAAGAGATTATCAGAAAGCTGCCTTTAAACATTCGTTAGTTAAGAGTAGATGTTTGTTATTATCGCCGACGGCCTCCGGAAAATCTTTAATAACCTATCTGATGGTTCGTTTTAATTTACTAAGATTAAAAGAGGAGAAAAACAATAAGATATTGATAATAGTTCCGACTACTTCTTTGGTTGAACAATTATATAAAGACTTTAATGATTATGGTTATAATAGTTTAAAGAATGTTCATAAGATATATCAAGGTCATGAAAAAGAAACAAACAAAAGAATTGTGATATCTACTTGGCAATCTATCTATCAAATGCCTAAAAATTGGTTTCAAGAATATGGTATGATAATAGGTGATGAGGCACATCTATTTAAAGCAGTATCACTAACAAAGATATTATCTAAACTTGTAGACTGTAAATATAGAGTAGGTCTTACAGGCACTTTAGATGATAGTAAAACACATAAGTTAGTTTTAGAAGGATTATTTGGTGCTGTAAACAGAGTTGTATCAACAGCAGAATTACAAGAAAAGAAACAGTTAGCTGCTTTAAAAATATATTGCCTTGTTCTGCAACATGACAAGTATTCTAGAGATTTTTTAAGAGAAAAAAGTTATCAAGAAGAAATGGATTTTCTTGTATCTTGTGAGTCTCGAAATAAATTTATAACCAATCTGTGTTCCGATTTACAAGGTAATTCTTTATGTTTATTTCAATATGTAGAAAAACATGGTATGTTATTAAAACAAATGATTGAAGATAAGGCAAAGAATAAACAAGTCTTTTTTGTATATGGTGGTGTAGAAGCTGAAGAAAGAGAAAGAATTAGAGAGATAACTGAGAAGTCTGATAATGCAATTATTATTGCCTCATATGGTACTTTTAGTACAGGTATTAATATTCGCAATTTACATAACATAGTCTTTAGTAGTCCTAGTAAAAGTAAAATAAGAAACTTACAGTCTATTGGTCGTGGTCTTAGATTAAAAGATAATAACTCTAGTGCAACATTATATGATATATCAGATGATTTAACACATAACGAAAAAGAGAACTATACTCTGGCCCACTTTAGAGAAAGGATAAATATTTACAACGAAGAAGGTTTTGATTACGAAATACATGATGTGGAGTTAAACAATGGAAGTTAAAACAGAAGAAAGTAAAGTAAAAGTATCTAAATCATTTGGTGTTAGAATCATTAAACTTATTAATGGTGATGATATTATTTGTGTTGTTCCTGCTGACAATAGACAGACGCCAGACGCTTCGCCTGTTTTGAGGGTGATAAAACCTTTATTGTTAAAATATGTGCCTTCTATGGAAGAAGATGGTTTAAGAGATTATATCGCTTTAGTTAAATGGACATCTTATTCTAACGATGAACTTATAAATCTTCCAAAAGATAAGATTATGACTATCACTAGTGCAAACGAAGCTATAAAAGAAAGTTATAAAAATGTTTCTAAAGCATATACAGGTGGTGAAACTGATAGTTTAAATCAGGAAGTTTATTCTAAAGAAAAGATGACTGATGAATTGTCTAACAAAATAAATGAAATCTTTGACACCTTGGATGATGATACAACCAAACATTAATCCTTACCTCCAAGCCTTCTCTGCACACGCAACACGCTAATTTTAACACAGATTTTTGAATCTGTCAATGGTGAAACGAATGAATATATATCAGAAAATGAAACTAATAATGGTACTTTCCTACACATTATCTATTGTAGGAATGTTTTTTATTACAACAAACTATTTCTTAGTTTCACTTGTTATGTGGATATTATTTACAATAGGTGTATCTGGTGGATATCACAAACTATTATCTCATAAACAATTTAAAACAGGCAATTTTTTTAAATACTTTTTAATATTCATAGGTACTATATCTGGGTTAGGTAGTAGTATCGCCTGGGTTTCACAACACAGGTTACATCATAGACACTCAGATGTCAAGGGTGAAGACCCATATTATCCACAAGAAAAACCTATACTAACAGGATTTCATGGTTTCTGGCCAGTCAAAACATTTAATCTAATGATAGTAAAAGACTTGATGAGAGACCCTATACAACTTTTTATACATAATCACTATTTTAAAATAATAACAATCTACATTTTATTGTTATTGTCAATCAACCCATTATTAGTTATCTATATGTGGGCGTTGCCATGTACCATGTATCTATTGTGTGTACACTTTGGTGTAGGTGTATTTGGTCATGGTCAACCAATAGAACTAGGTTGGAGAGAACATGATTTACCAGACAAAAGCATAAATAGTCATGTGCTTAATATATTTACATTAGGTGAGAGTTATCAAAACAATCATCATTTTGAACCTACTAAACTAATATGTGGTAGATATGATATGTTAGGTTATTTGATGAGAGCAATATCGAAATGACAAGTTATCAAATAGAAAACGCTAAACTATGTGCCTATCAAGGATTTTCTCTTATAGGCATAATTTATGGTTTATTCATTTTACCATTTTATCTATGGCTAATATTTTGCTTCGTAGGATGGTTTCTAGGTGGAGTTATAGGTCATGGTGTTGGTCTACATAGATATTGGGCTCATAGAAGTTTTGAAGTAAACAAATTTTGGCATTATGTATTATGCTTTCAATCAACAATGTGTGGTATGGGGTCGCCAGCTACATATGCAAGTGTACATTTAAGACATCACAAATATTCAGATACAGACAAAGACCCACATAGTCCTACACATAAAGGTAAACTATCAGTATTTTTTGGTTACTTTTTTAATATCTATGCTGTAGATTTATCGTATGCAAAAAGATTTTTAGTTAAATATCCAGAACAGAAATTTGTACATCAACACTATAACAAGTTTCATGTAGTATACATTACATTATTATTTTTAATTAATCCTATTTTATTATATCCATTATATTTCTTCCCTATAATATGGGCAGTTTTATTTGGTGCAATCGTAAATGTATTTAATCATTTACCTGATGAAGGGGTATCAAATAAGAAATGGATTGAATGGTTATTAGCAGGTGAAGGGTGGCATAAAGAACATCATTATAGAGCTACAGCAACTTATCCTTTTCCTGACTTTTCAGGTACCATTATAAAACTTATAGGTGAACCAAAGGTTAAGTATCGTGTCCGTCAACCATAAACTAGGAATTCTACATATACTAATTTGGCTAGGTGCATTATCTAGTTTCTTTATATTGTCATTAACTGAATGGTTAATATGTATGTTTATAGGTTGGGTGTTAGGACTTGTCGCACAACCAATAGCAATACACAGATATTTCACACACAAGGCATTTAAAACAAATAAATTTTGGCATTACTTCTTATTTCTACATGCTATTTTAGCAAGTGAAGGTTCACCATTAATGTATAAGTCTATACACTTGACACATCATAGACATACAGATAGTAATAAAGACCCACATAGTCCAAAGTATAATGGAAAACTAGATACATTCTTTCCATACTTTAACTTTAAAAAAGATTTAAATATAAACCTATTAAGTGCAAGAGACTTATTAAAAGACAAAGAACATATTTTTGTAGACAAACATTACTTCAAAATTCATTTATTTTATTTCTGTCTCCTGCTTGCAATTAATCCAATTTTAGTGTATCCTTTCTATATATTTACAGCATTAGTATCAATAGTGGGTGGTGGATATATAAACACATTCTGTCATTATCCAGATTATCCACAAGATAAATGGTTATATACAGTACTGTTTGCTGATGGTCACCATAAATATCATCATGATAATCCAGCAGATTACTATGTGCCGTTTACAATATGGACAAATACATTTATAAAACTAATAAAAACCAACTGACCATTGACATAAAGTATAATATGGAGTATAATGAATAACATGAAATCAGATAAGAAAAAAGAACATTATGTAAATAATAAAGAGTTTTTAGCCGCAATGGTTGAATACAGAAAGTTATGTAGTGAGGCAGAAGAATCTGGCGAAGCAAAACCACCTGTAACAAACTATATCGGAGAATGCTTTTTAAAAATTGCAAACCATTTATCATATAGACCAAACTTTATAAATTATACATTTAGAGATGATATGATATCTGATGGTATTGAAAACTGTCTACAGTATCTTGACAATTTCAATCCTGAAAAATCAAACAATCCTTTTGCATATTTTACACAAATAATATACTATGCATTTGTAAGAAGAATACAAAAAGAAAAGAAACAATCAGAGATTAAAAGTAGATTGATATTTGAAGGAAACTATGATGAATTTTCACTAAATGATGGTGAAGACAGAGATTTTAGAAATCAGTTTTCCGACTTTCTACAAAAGAATACTATACTTGACATGCCTAAACCTAAAGCTAAAAAGAAAAAGGAAGTTAAGAAAGGAAGACTTGAATACTTTTATTAGATTATGAAAATTGCACTATTGAACGATACTCATTTCGGAGTAAGAAATGATTCACCTGCCTTTATGGAATATCAAAACAAATTCTATGATGAATTGTTTTTTCCATATCTAGAAGAACATAAAATCAAATGCCTAGTACATCTAGGTGATGTTGTTGATAGAAGAAAGTTTATTAACTTCAACACAGCACACAACTTTCAACAAAAATTTTGGCGAAGATTGTGGGATATGAAGATAGATACTCATATAATTTTAGGCAACCATGATACTTATTATAAGAATACTAATGAAGTTAATGCAATGCAACAACTCATTACAACATTTGATGGTAAGGCAGAACCATGGATTTATTCATCACCAAAAGAAATGATATTTGATGGACTAAAAATATTATTAGTGCCTTGGATATGTGATGACAATTATGATGAAAGTGTAAACATGATACAAAACTCCACAGCTCAGATATGCATGGGCCATTTAGAAGTAAAAGGATTTGAAATGCATAAAGGATTTTTCAATGACCATGGTTTAGAAAAGAACTTATTTAAAAGATTTGAAAAGGTTATCTCTGGACACTTTCATAAGAAATCAGATGATGGTCAGATATATTATTGTGGTACACAGTATGAAATGACTTGGAACGATTATAAGTGTCCAAAAGGATTTCATATATTTGATACT